CCCATTCACTAGCCCTCAGGTGATGCTTCGCAGGAGGCTCGGACGACACATAAGCCAGTGCAACGGAAACGTTGCCCGACTTCTGTAATCCCCGAAAACTCCTCCTAATTGACCTTAACACATTCCGTGTAGGACTATTGTTTACAATAGGTCCATAGCGGATGTAAGTGTCAAGCTCATAGTCCATCGGCCTGCTCGTGTTGTCTGTGCGCCTAAGCACAGCGGCCCCCAGCAAAGAACGGGGTATACACGACCAAATCTCCGCACGTAGATCAGCGAAGGAGCCACCGTAGACATCCGACAAGATCGCGACCTTATTACAGGCTACAATCAAGTCATGCGGAGTACGTATCCACCTTTGTTCAAAGGTAGTTACGTACCCGTAATTGTCTAAATAGTGACTCCCACAGCTTTCTCTATAGCCAGTGTTAACGTTGGTCTTTTCCAGATTAACGACAAAACCGGCAATGCGCAGATTATCTAACACGCAACCTGCGTCCTCGGACTGACAAATGATGTCATCCCCAAAGACAGTGGACTGCGGATCGATCGATCTGGTTAGTGCTAACAGAACGAGGGTCATCAAATCAAAAGTAAACCCATTACCCATACTGGAAACCTTGTTGACAACATAAAAGTTGTCATCTGGTCCTAAGGTCATGTCTGACCTACAGTTAAGTACTATAGAAAGTACTCTTGAGGGTAATAAGTATTTTATCAATTTGACACTGATTGCATCACTGCAATCAGATAAGTCGATCGTAGCGACCTTTGGGTCGCTAATTCTCCACCTATGCACATCTGCTAAGGTGTCGAGGTCAACCGCGAAAAAGTCTTTTATACTCTTTCGCATACCCAGTCCTACAGCACGCTGAACAAGCATATTGCACAACGGTTCCAAGCATATCGACCGGTCCTTAAGATTATTCTTAGGGACTGTCGACCACCTGTTGCCGTTAACGAAAGTGACGATGCAATGAAGTTTAAAACAATAGATTTCATACGCGGTGTTACCATGACGGTACCGCTGCCAGAGTCTAGAGTTGATACGCTTCTCACACCAGCCCTTCGCTTTGCAGTAGCTTCTAAAGCGCTTCTTAACTGCATGCTTTAACGCTCGATGCCAGTACGAATACTTGGCGAAGAGGTCAAAACAATCCGCAGTAATGGTCCAAGCTTCGGTTAGCTTACAAGCTACCGAGGTATGGTTGCCAAGCGGCTCATATGATGAGCCGTTAGTGAACGCTAGATCACCTAAACAGAAATGCTTAAGTGCAGCGTGAACTAACAGTCGCGCTTTTGCCCATGAAGGGCCTAGAAGCTCGGATTTGAATCCGAGTTGTTCATCGAATTCGATCCAACGTCGCCAGGCGTCATCTCGACGCTTGGCTGCGTTGTCGTTTCGGGGCTCTTCAAACTTTCCAGAGTACTTGCTTTTTGCAAGAGCTTCTGGGAGATTGCCTTCGAGACTTTTTGTAGTCCTAAGGTTAAAATCTCTAATAAGAAGATTGACAGCACGGATCGTGCCTTTGATTTCCACGTGTTACCTTCCTTTGACAATTGATCATTCATAAATTTTAAACCTATGGATGACAATGCCGCGATTAGACCCCAAACTAAGGGGTTGTAATCACAGGCGCTGTCGTGGGTCGGAAACCCTGGAGGACATTCTCAGTCTCCCACGTGCCCAATTGGGCCGCGGCGGAGACGAGGAGGTTACGCAATCGTGTCTTTGAATATATAGAACCGGAAACCCGGATTCTAATAGACAAAGCGTCGAGAGCAGAAGCGCCCCCTACAGTAACCGGATTAGCATCGTTGATGATAATTTCGGGTGTGTAGTTGGCAACGGGAATACCATTAAGAACTTTGTTGGTATCCCCGAATCGGAACCGGACCGTATTGGCCGGGTTTGCAGGATCGGCGTAAGTAACGCCGGATGAATCCTGACTCTTCACTGATAAAGTGACTGCTGCCATATCATTACTCCGTATATGAGGAGCGAGCATCCTTGATGGATATATATCCACGGGATGCTTTCCTTAATTGGTTTAGTGAGAGAACGGCAGAATCGAGCAACCTTCGCCAGTTAAGGCTGGGTGCTAATTCTAACCGAACATCGCCAAGGGTAAACAAACTCCTGCTATAGCTATCAGTCGTGACCCTTGCAAGGATCTGACTGACCTCAGGGCGATCAATTCGCCTAGTGGGCGTAGCAGGTGGGTTTGACCCAGTCCAAGGAGAGCTCAGCACATTACCAAAGCTAACCGAAAGGTTTTCAGCTTTGAAATGAGCCCAAGTATTCTCTTTGGTGTTCTGGCGAACCGATATACAGGCGAACTGCGTTTTTGCTAGATCTAAGCTCGTCTTAACTGTGAGATAATCTCCCACGTTGACGAACCAATCTATTACAAACGAGTATGGAATCAATTCCCAAGCAGTTACAAGGGGATTGAAACTTACGCCTTGAACCTGTGATGCTGCTGTCCAATCATAAAATTGAAAAGCGCTCCCTCGCACTCTAATATCTCCCGTTACGTCTTTCCAGATGTAATTTACACTGGATGACGGAAGGTTGACACCAGTAGGCTTGGGGCTAAGCACTTTCATTTTACTTAAACGATTGGTTATACCCCTATCCACAACCTTGCACAGGTCACGGTAGGAATAAATCAGTGGCATAATGCCGTACCTATACTGCATCCATTCCGAACCAAGTTTCCGAAACACACGGGATGTGTGTCTAAGTAGTTGGCGAGGAGTAAGAGTGCAGGCTGCCTCTAGTTCACGGATAGAATATTTCCGGGACATTGCTCTAAGGATAGATGTTATATCCTTCGAGACAGATGATACCAAAGCAGGAATCTCCCTAGCCTCCGCGACCTCCGTTAGGAGATCGAAGGTAGTTAAGGCGTCCTTGCTCAAGTCCATCTGGACAGATGAGGTTGCGGCAGCGATGTCTTCGGCGGGTACCGTGTTTTTCACATAGGTATTCCACCCAACAAGACCATCGTAGCGAAACACTTCATTCCAAATAGCCGTTTTAGGGCCGGTAATAGCGATATTCTTAACGACACGTGCGCAATTGGGATAGCCGGATATTTCACCGGATTGCCCAAAGCAATTGTAGCCGTTAGTACCGTTTTGCCGACGCAGAAGAAATTCTTCTGTCGTTATTTTGGATACACCTCGAGGAGTATAACAGTACGGTGGATAACCGCCACGCTTGCCACTAAGCTTGCGTGGGTCGTTTGACACGACTTGTGTTATAGGCTCGTACCATTTCTGGGTTCCGGTGGCGACGCCAACGGTTCTAGCACTATATGTGCTAGTACCGCTGCCTCAACCACCCTTCCCCTGAAAGGTACCGCTAAAAGCAGGTATTGAACATACCTCTAACTTCTCGACTGTATCATAAAGTGTTGGCACAGGTTTTCTCCTATCGAAGAGATTGTTGCCGGTATCGTACCGGTGGCCGCCTCGTTTTAGGAGGTTGTGCTACAGTTCATAACTCATCGGCCAAAGCGTCATGCATTCGCTTCACTTTAGCCTGGAACACCTTCAACGCATCAAAATATGATGCGTCGTTAGTAATGATGTGCAAGTCGAATTCTTCATTTTCGACTCCGCAAACGTCCAGATGGATGTTGCGAGTATCCTTTACCTCTCGGTCGAAGACCGAGTATAAAGGTAGTACAGCATTAAAAAGCGATTTGTACCGATCCCTATATTCTAGGGAGACGATGTGAACCGTTTTTGTGGTAACCAAGTCTATCGTAAAGTAATACATGTGCTTTGCCTTTCTGGGTTAGAACTGTTAGACAAATCCACCATCGGTAGTCGCGAACGCGATTACGACAGTGGTGGTACTCCGGAGGAGAGTTATTCCCCTGCTCAACTATTAGGTTGAGCAAGGAGGATCCCACACGGG